TGGAGAAGCTCACTCGCCGGGCGCTGATCACGCAGACCTGGACCTATACGCTCGACGCTTGGCCGCTCAGCGGTTGCGAGGAGTGGTGGGACGGCGTGCGCGAGGGGCCGATCACGCTCATGGAGGCCGACGAGGTGGTGATCGCCAAGGCGGAGTTCATCGTCGTCACCAGCGTCAAGACGATCGACGAGGACGCCACCGAGATCACGTGGGACAGCGCCAACTACTACACGGCGAAGCGCAACGGCTTCGGCCGGCTCGTCAAGAAGTCGGGCGCGGTGTGGCCCTCGCTCGCGCTGCCCGTCCGGCAGAAGGCCGGCATCGTCATCACCTTCACCGCCGGCTACGGGCCGCTCGCCGCCAACGTGCCGATCGCGCTCCGCCAGGCCATCAAGGACATAGTGGCCCACTGGTACGAGAACCGCGGCGACGACACCCGCGAGGTGCCGATGAAGGCGCAACGGGTGATCCAGCAGTACACGGTGGGCAGGCCATGAGCGGCGAGCGCACGATCGAGCGCAAGAACCTCGGGCTCATCTACGACCTGCTGATCCGCGACGGCTCGATCACGGCAACGGGCCTCGCGGCGATGATCGCCGGCGGCGCGGCGCTGGGAGCGCTGGGCGCGCTCGCCATCCGCAAGATCGAGAGCTACTTCGCCGAGCGCGAGCGCGACCTCGAGCAGCAGCTCGCCGACCTGCGCGAGGCGCGCGAGCAGCTCGAGGACGTGGAGACCGAGGACGAGAAGTCCGTCCATGTCGGCGCGCACGAGGTCTACCGTTGACCACGATCGGGAGCTTGAGGGAGCGCGTCGACATCCAGGCGGTGTCGGAGACCAAGGACGCCATGGGCTCGCCCGTGCAGGCCTGGTCGACGGTTGCGCAGGTGTGGGCCGACGTGGCGCCGATGTCGACAAGCGAGCAGTGGCGCCGGCAGCAGATGCAGTCGGCGGCGGGCTTCAAGGTGACGGTGCGCTACCGCGCCGACCTCACCCCGCAGCACCGCATCGTGTTGCGCAACCGGGTATTCCAGGTTCGCGGGATGACCAACCCGGACCAGAGGAAGCGCTTCCTCGAGATCGCCTGCGACGAGATCAACACGACGGTGCTGCAGTGAGGCTCAGCTTCATACCCGCCCCCGTGCCGCGGCTCTCCGAGCTGACGCCGATCGTGCAGCGCCACGTGCTGGAGGCCACCAAGGCCGGGGCGCAGATGGTGCTCAACGACGCCAACGTCTCGATCGCGCGCGGGACCAAGTCGGGGCGCACCTACCGCCGTCGCGGCATCGAGCATCAGGCCTCCGCGCCCGGCGAGCCGCCGGCGACCGACACGGGCGCCCTGATCGCCTCCGGCCGGGCCGATGCAGTGGTCGACGGGGCCACGGTCGAGGCCGTCGTCGACTACCGGGCGCCCTACGCGGTGCACCTCGAGTACGGCACCCGCAAGATGCTGCCGCGGCCGTTCCTCAACCCGGCGATCGAGAGGAACCGCGCCCGCATCGGCGCCCTGATCGCCAGGGCGATCGCGACGGCGACAGCGCAGTTCGCAAGGAAGCGATAGGAGCACGGACGATGGCCAAGACCGAGGACGAGACCAAGGACGCCGCCGAGAGCCTGGAGAGCTACCGCGAGAAGCTGGCCGTCATCGAGCAGATGCTCCCGCTGGCCGCCCAGCTCGGCAACAGCGGCGGCGGCTACGACCCCTGCGGCTACCCTGTCGACCAGCTCTCCAACGCCAAGGCCGAGATCGAGAAGCGCATCGACGCGCTCGAGGGCGGGGACACCGGCACCGGCCCGACCGAGCAGATGGGCGAGCGGCGCAAGCCCTACGCCAAGCGCGCGGAGCCGATCGACGCGCCCGCGCCTGGCGCCCACGCCAGCTATCGCTGAGCTGATCCGTGGCCGACCGCTCCACCGAGCTCTTCACCGCGATCTTCGCCGCCCTCAATGGGGATGCGGCGCTGACCGCGCTGCTGGGTGGGGCCAAGGTCTTCAACGGCGTCAAGGACGGCACCGAGCCGCCCTACGTCGACATCGGCGACGACACGGCCACCGACTATTCGTCGAGCCTCATCGACGCCCAGGAGCACACGATCACCATCCACTCCTGGGCCGAGCAGCCGATGGCCGGCGTCTCGGCCAAGGGGCAGCTGTTCCAGATCATGGCCCGCATCCGGGCCATCCTGCACGCGGCGCCGCCGGTCCTCGCCGCCGGCACCCTCGTCAATCTGCGTCAGGAGTTCCGCGAGACGCTCCGCGACCCGGACGGCGTCTCGTGGCACGGCGTGCAGCGCTTCCGGGCCGTCACCAACTCCTGAAGGGCTGAACTCCCATGGTCGACATCGTCATCACCGCCGCCAACGTCGCCCCGGTCAGCACCGGCGCCAACCCGAGCCGCCTCAAGCAGGTGATCTGGGGCGGCAACGTCACCCGGGGCCAGCCGGTCTACCTCGACACGGCCGACAGCAAGTACAAGGTCGCGGACAACAACGTCGCGGCACTCAACGCCGGCTCGGCGGGGCTCGCCATCGCCATGTCGGACGGCGGCAACAACCAGCCAGGTGTGGTGCTGGAGGGCGGCGACTGGACCGCCGGCGGCACGGTCGTGGTCGGTGAGAACTATTTCCTCTCGGCCACCGCCGGCGGCATCGCCCCCGCCGCCGACCTCGCCAGCACCCACTTCGTCTCGCATCTGGGCGTCGGCATCAGCGCCAGCGTGATCCGCATGCCGGCCGCCGGCCCGCTGGTCTCCGGCGTGCAGAAGCCCTGATCCCCCGACCCCTGAAACCTGATCCCTGAGAGGGAGAGACCACCATGGCCTACCGCAAGGGCGACGAGATGTTGCTCAAGGTCGACACCGACGGCCTCGGCACCTACGTGACCGTCGGCGGCATCCAGAACCCGCGCCTGTCGATCCGGCGCGGCGAGGCCGACGTCACCAACCAGCAGTCCCCGTCGAAGCACCGCGAGCTGCTGGAGGCCGCCGGCATCATGTCGATGTCGGTGTCGGGCTCGGGCGTCTTCAACGACCTGGCACCGGCGGCGACCATCCGCCAGTACGCCATGAACGGCACGATCCGCAACTGGCAGCTCATCGTGCCGGGCGACGGAACCTACACCGGCAAGTTCCAGGTCACCCAGTACGAGCGCACCGGTCAGCATCAGCGCGAGGTCGACTTCTCGATCACGCTGGAGAGCGCCGGCGTCATCGCGGTGAGCTGAGGCGGCGGTTGGGTAGTTGACGAACACAATGGGGGCAGCAATGGCCAACAGCATGCGCGGCGAGGCAAGCCTGGAGCTCGCCGGCCAATCCTATGTGGTGCGCGTCGACATGACGGCGCTGGTCGCGATCGCCGCCGCACTCGGCGTCAGGACCATGGACGAGCTCAGGGCGGCCGTGTTCGAGATCGCCAACTTCCCCAAGGTGGTCGCAGCCGTGCTGGAGGCCTCCGGGCACCAGGTCCCGGCCGAGGCGCAGCGCGACATGGGCTGGGACCAGTACGCCAACCGCATCCTGCCCGCGCTCTTCCGTACGCGCACCGAGCCGGAGAACGCGGAGGCAAACCCTCCGAAGAGCCGGGCGAGGAAGTAACCGTCGCCGCCTGGCTCGAGACCGCGGCCGAGTTCTGCATGGGCGCGCTCACCTGGAGCGAGCCGACCTTCTGGTCGACCTCGCTGCACGCCTACGAGCGCGCGCTGGCCGGCTGGGCCAAGGCCAACGGGCGCGGCGGGCCAAGCACGACGATGAGTCGGTCGCGCTTGCGGGCGCTGATGGCCGAGCACCCCGACAAGGAGCCGACCCCATGAACGACATCGACGCGGGCAGGCCTCTGCCGCTGGCACCTGGCCCCTGACACCTGATCCCTGACCATGGCCGAGACCATCCAGGCCGGCGGGCTCCGCTACGGGCTCGACGCCGACACGGCGCGTTTCGACGACGCGATGAAGCGCGCCGAGGCCGGCGCCAAGCGTGCCGGCGAGGCCATGGCCAAGAGCTTCGAGGAGGCCTCCGAGAAGAGCGAGAAGGCCATCGAGGAGACCTTCGGCGAGCGCGCCATGCGCCGCGCCACGCAGGCCATCAGCGGCCTGCAGACGATCGGGGCGGCCATCGGCGACATCTGGACCAAGGGCGCCGAGGAGGCCTCCGACGCCATCGTCGGCCTGGTCGAGAAGGGCAAGGAGAAGACCAACGACTTCCTGCGCGATCTGGTCGCCAAGAGGAGCAAGATCGCGGCCGGTCTGTTCGACGTGTTCTCGGGCGCGCTGTCGGGCCTGGAGGACATGGCCATCAAGTCGGGCGCGCGCGCCGCCGAGGGGTTCGTGGCGGCGAACGAGGAGCGCCTGAAGCAGTACCTGGCCAGCGGTCGCCAGCAATCCCTCGACGTGACCCGCAACGCGCTGGTCGCGGGCGGCCTCAACCCGGACAGCGACGAGTTCAAGAAGCGGATGTCGGAGGCCGAGCAGGCCGCCGACAGCTTCGTCGCCCGCCTGCAGGAGAAGGTCGAGGCGGCCAAGGTCGCCCTGCAGAAGCTCGCCGGCACCTACGAGGGTATCGGCGACGAGGTCAAGAAGCTCATCGAGCAGTTCGAGCGGGCGGCGAAGGCCTCCGAGCGCGCCACCGAGCAGATCGGCAAGGACGCGGGCGAGCGCGCCAGGTTGCGCTTCGACGCGGCGATCGGCGACGCCGGCGTCGAGGCCAACAGCCGCGAGCAGAAGGGTCTCGATGCGGCAAAGGAGGCGTTCGCCGCGGCGGAACTCGCGCGCGAGGCGGCGCAGAAGGCGCACGCGGAGGAGAAGCAGCGCGAGCGCACGATCGAGCACATCGTCACGAGCCTGAAGCGCCAGGCGGAGGCCCAACTCGCCAATGCCGACGCGCTCACCAAGACGGCGCATGCTCGCGCGCTGGACCGCTCGGCGGCCATGGTGACGGGTAAGGGTCGCAGCAACCTCGCCGACGATCCAACCGTCGCCGCGGCGCGGGAGGCGGCGGCGCAGGACGCCCAGGCCGCGGCCAACATCAAGTTCAACACCGACCTGGCCGAGAGCATCCGCAAGCAGACCGACGCGCACGCCCTGCAGGTGCGAACGCTCGGCGCCGAGGCCGGCGAGGCCGCGCGCCTGAAGTTCGTGCAGGACGAACTCAACAAGGCCATGAAGGACGGCGTGCCGGTCACCGACGAGCTGCGCGCCAGCATCGACGCCGCCGCCGCCGCGGTCGGCCGCTCGGCATCCGAGGCCGCGCGGAGCCAGGAGGCCTGGAAGGCGTTCCAGGACATCGGTCGCACCGTCTCCTCCTCGCTCGAGAGCGCCTTCGGCAAGTTCATCGAGACCGGCAAGTTCTCGTTCAAGAGCATGGTCGACAGCATGCTCCAGGACCTGGCGCGGCTCGCCTTCCGCATGGCGCTGATGCCGGTCTTCGGCGGCGGCGCCTCAGGCGGCGGGCTCTTTGGTGCCCTCTTCCAGGGCGTCTTCGGCGGCTTCAGGGCCGAGGGCGGTCCGCTCGATCAGGGCAAGTGGTACATCGCCGGCGAGCGGGGCCCGGAGCCCGTATGGGGCGGCGGCTCCGGCGCGTTTGCCACCGGGTACGGCGGCGGTCGCGAGATGGGTGGGGGCGGCCAAACCAACATCACCATGCGCATCGACCTCGCCGGCGCCAACGGCGACGAGACGATTGCGCGCATCTCGGCCGCCGCCGCCCGCCAAGCCGCCATGGCCGCCGTCGCACAGTCCAACGCCACCTTCCCCGCGCGCCAGCGGCAGCTGCAGATGCTCGGAACCTGAGGCCCCGTGAACTTCTATCCCAACATCATCTACTGGCCGCGCAACCTCAACCGCGACCGCATGTGGAAGTGGGAGCTCGGCGCCCGCACCCTGTCGGGCGGGCGCTCGCTCTCGGGGCTGACGCCCGTCGCCCGCCTCGACGGCGGCGGCACGTGGATGGCGGAGCTCGGCGACGTGCAGGTCTCCAGCCCCGACGAGGTGCGCACTTGGCGGGCGCTGGCGGCCAGGCTCGACAACGGGGCGACGCCCGTCGTGCTCGAGGCGCGCGACGAGCGCTTCGCGCCCTGGCCGCTGCTCGATGGCTTTCCCGTGACGGGGCAGTACGAGGCCACCAACTCGGACGGCAGCACCTGCAGCGATGGCACGCCCTACGTCGCCGACGTCATCACCGCCAACCTCGTCAGCAACGCTGCGCTGCGGGCGACCAGCCTGACGATCGAGCTGTCGAACCATTCGGCGCTGCGCGGCGGGGAGTTCTTCTCGATCCAGCACGACACGTTCTCGCACCGGCTCTACCGGGTGGCCAAGGTCACGCAGCTCACGCAGATCGTCCCTGGAGATGACCAGTACACCAAGGTGCTCTTGCATTTCGACGGCGCCGATGGCTCGACGGTCATCACCGACAGCAATCGCGGGGGCTCTCCCCACATCTGGACGGCCAACGGCAATGCCCAGATCGACACGGCGCAGAGCAAATTCGGCGGCGCCTCGGGGTTGTTCGATGGCTCGGGTGATTATATCTCGACGCCGGACCATGCCGACTTCAATTTGGGCTCAGGTGACTGGACAATCGACTGCTGGTTCAACACGCAGGTTCCGACCGGCGCGCTGGGCTTCATGGCGGGACAGTCGGATGCGAGTGCGACCACGTCAACGCTGTCGTTCTGGATAGCGAAGGAGACGAGCAACAAGATCAGGATTTTAGGCTACACCAACGGGGGCGCGCAGCAGTGGCTCGCGCAGACTTCCGTCTCCTACACCGACCTCATAAACCCCGGTTGGCATCACCTTGCGGCGGTCCGAATAGGTAATACCATTCTGCTCTTCATCGATGGGGTGCTTGATGTCGGCACTGTCATCAATCCTACGGGGGCGCACGTCGACAGCTCCAGCAACCTGTCAGTTGGGTGCTTGGGCGAGTTAACAAGCAGCACGTGGAACGGCTGGATCGATGAGTTCCGCATCAGCGTCGGGATCGCCCGCTGGACCAGCAACTTCACGCCGCCGAGCGCTCCATATTCGAGCGTGGCCCGGTACGCCCTGGCGATCCGCCCGCCCTTGCGCGAGGCGACGCTGGCCGGCGCACGCGTCGAGCTCGACTACCCCAAGTGCATCATGCGGCTCGCCACCCCCGAGGCGATGGACCTGCCGCTGGAGCGGCGCCTCTACGGCCAGGCCAACGTCAAATTCGTCGAGGACTTCCCGCCGTTCGACCTGGTCGAAGGGGAGAACCAGGAATGACCACCGCAGCTTTCGACGCCGCGCTCAAATCCGGCAACCCGCGCGTCGGCATCTTCTTCCGCCTGGCGATCGACCCGCCGTTCCGCATGTGGCTCGGCATCGGCGACTGCCAGGCCGGCATCGACGCCGCCGATGGCGCCGGGGCCATCTACTTGGGGCTGGGCGAGGTCGTGGGCCTGCCGGCCTTTCAGCAGGTCCTCAATGGGGCGGCCGACCGGATCGACATCAAGCTCTCGGGCGTATCCCAGCGCATCATCGACACCGCGACCATGGAGGCCGACGAGGTCAAAGGCGTCCCCCTCAACATCGGCGTCGGCGTGTTCGACGAGGACTGGCAGCTCGTCGGCGCTCCCGTCTGGATCAAGCGGCTGATCGTCGACTACCTGTCGATCTCGGGCGACGGCGGCGGGCCCGACCGGCCGGCTATGCGCACGGTCAGTCTCTCCGCGCGCACCATCTTCACCGCCCGCCGCCGGCCGGGGCTCGCCTTTTTCACCGACAGCGACCAGCAGCAGGCGCATCCCGGCGACCGCTTCTGCGAGAACGCGGTGCACTACTCTCGCCAGGTCAGCAAGACATGGCCGCGCCTGAGCGCCTGAGCCGCTTCCTGTCGGAGGCTGCGGCCAAGGGCTTTGCCTGGGGCCGGCATGATTGCATGCTGTTCGTTGCCGATTGGGCGCTGCGCCTGACGGGGCTGGACCCCGGCGCGCCCTGGCGCGGCACTTACGCGACCGAGGCCGAGGCGCTCGCCATCCTGGTGCAGGGTGGCG